CTTTTTCTTGTAAAAATAATACCAGCAATTACTAATATGTGAGCAATTATACTTGTTGTTAATGTAATACCATAATTTAAAAAATTCATTGTCATTTGAGCAAATATAAATGCCCAAGTTGTAGCTAATATTGTTAATATTTGAAATCTAGTGACTTTAGGTAATATAGACTTAAATGCTTTGTCTTCATTAAAAAGTTCTGGCAATATGTGTCTAATTATTTTGTACAAATCATTTACCATATTTACTCCAAGTTTTATCTAACACATAATACCATACACCATTAATCATAGGTTCTATAACGGCGTCAGCGCCTGCTAATGCCCATTCAGCACCAGTAATTAATCTATTACAAGTCATAGCAATTACTATGTGTCCTAATGTATAAATGAAGGCACGACCTATACTCGTACCTATCAAATTTCTTAATGTATTATATATTCCGTTTTTAAATTCTGTCATAGTGATAGGGGCGCCGAAGCGCCCCATCTTGGTTTTTAATTACGCATCAATTGGCGCAAGTTCTGATTTTCTTACAGATACTTTGTGATTGTTGTATTTGAATTTAGTTCCATACAACGCTTTGATGCCAGCAGCAATAATTGCTCTTGTTGGCGTACCTAATCTGTAGTATTTTCTACCACCGACTCTGTTACCGTAGATCATATAACCTTCGGCTCTTAAAGTATCAATCATCGCTCTTGGTGATTCTAAATCAAATTTACTTTGAATAGTTGACCAAGCAACGTTTTGACCTTTTAACAAAAGATTTAATACCTTTTGTTTTTTAGATAGAGTTTTTCTACCTCTTGTTTCAGCAGTTCTTTTAACAGTTTTAACTGAAACTAGTTCGTCTTTTACGAACATATTTTTTATATAATTTAACATTATATTACTCCTTTTTTTCATTTCAACTATTTTACAACCTGCTAAGGCGATTCCTGTGGAATTTTGTTTATTCATCATTTAAATTATCTCCATTAAATAATGTATGTGCACCGTCTTGTATATCTTTAAGTTCGTTTTTTACATCTTTACTTAAAGGTACAGATTGTTTTTTAGTGTTAATCACGGTACTATAATTAATCTTTGCTGATTGTTGACCATTTTTAAGTGTTCTAATATCAACCATTTTTTCTACTAACTGATGCATTGGGTGTGTTAATCCAAAATCTCTATAAATTAATCCTCTCAACACATCAATTAATAAAGCTAAATCTTTAGTAAAATTTATATTATTAGTTTTTATTGCTATTTCTACAAATCCTCTCAATAAATTCATACTCATATCATCAACCACACCATCACAAAATTGTTTTGTTTGGTCCTCTTGTATTCTTTTTAATGTTTCCGTATCTCGTACATTATTATTAGATTTTTCTGCTGGACCAGTTTTACTAAGGTCTACTATACGATTAGTAGGAAACAAAATAATTTTATCTTTATCACTATCACTCACTTATAACTTCACCTTTAAAGTTTACTTTACCTTTATCAGCAAAATATTCAACTAACTGATTATATCCACCAATTAATTTTCCATCAATTTTTATCTGTGGCATAGTTCTAACTTTTTTTCCAATATCTTTTAATAGTGCTTCAACTGATTCATAATCTTCGTATTTTTTTTCTTCATAACTAAGGCCAAGATTAGTTAACAAGGTCTTGGCCTTATTACAATATACGCAATTATTTTTACTGAATACTATTATTTCCATTGTTACCCTCTTTTGAGTTCATAAGATTATTCCAAGCTTTTTGTGCTTCACTTTTTAAATTATAAGCATCTGTTGCTTGTTCAATTGTATAGTTATACATCTTATTAAACTCACCCATAGGAAGTCTTAAACCAATCCAACTTCTGTAATAACCATTTTTAGTAATTGTTACGTCTTTGGCAAAGATTTCGTATCCTCTTACAGGGGTATCTTTGATTAAGTTTACAATCGTTGACTCAACTTCACTTACAACTGTTTTATTTTGTGACTTACCAAGTTCAGTAACAAATTGTTTTGATTGTTTATTCATTTCGCCTCTAATGATGTCAGCAAGTTCTGCCTTTGCGATCATCATACCTTTTTCTATAGAAAGATTTAGGTCAGGTGATGTTGCTGTGCCTACACCAAAAATACAAATTCTATCTTTGTTTTTACCAAATGTAGTTGTTTCACAAGCTTTCTTTTCAGAAAAGTCATTCATATACCATTTTGGTACTTCATTTAAGACTTTACCGTTCTCACTTTTCATCTTATAGTGACTACTACAATTTGATAGTAACAAACCTGTAACTACAATTATAGATAGTTTTATCATTTTCATCATATTATTTTACCTCACTTCTAATAGTATATACTATTTCTTGTAATTTGTCAAGTCCAGTAGCAATATACTCTAAAAACTCTTGCCCTGACATACCTGTAACAATTACTATAACAAGTGAGATTATGATTAAGTTTTTAATCATTTTATCTCCCATTCACCGTTCTTTTTTAAACACGTTTTTCCGAACGACTTAAAAACGTGATTTGGTCTGCTGTAATATCTACAATATTCTGATATTGACACATCAGAATAATAGAATTGAGCAAACAACTCCCAATAAGTAGGACCATCAAATTGTTTTCTACCATCGGCGCACTCCATTGTCTCCTCTTTTACAATATTATTACCTTTTTGTTTTATGGTAACCTTTGCATAACAATACTGATTACCAGCATTTTTTGGAGTTATAGTAGTAATCTTATCATAATAAACTCCAGTATCTTTTTCTGCTCTTTCAATCTTATCTAATACTTCTTCTACTTTACTTGTCGTATCTGTAAAGTTCATACCTTCTTGTTTAACTTTAGAAATAGGATATTTTTCACCAGATAAATCATCATTTAATCCTTTAATATCTGCTTTAGATATACCCCAAAATAACATACTAAAATAAAATAATGTTACAACTACGATATACCAAAATAAACTATTTTTCATTATCCTTTATATTCAACCCATCTGCCATCTGGCATTTGACACGCAGTACCAAATATTGTATTTCTATTTACACCACCAATTCCTATTAAAGGCCAGTGACTTGTAATATCAACTGTTGCACTATAATTTTTACATTTAATAGGACCTCTTAAATAAGAGCTTGTTGTGTGTATGATACCACTATTACCAGTTTTTGAATTATACCAATTTGTGTAGGAAGACTTACTAGGACCAGTATTTAAATGATCTACAAATACAGCGTTGTGTACATCATAATCACTTTTATACATTAAATCTGCGCCTACAAATGCACCTGCTAATGCACAAGTTGCAATCGCATATGGATTTTCTACACCCATAGCGACACAGGAACCTGTGGTTGTGGTACTACCTAAAACAGCACCAAATTGGGATCGATTTGCAGTACAGTTAGTTAAAAATAAACTAACTAGTAAAATCCATATTAGCTTCACGTATTGCATCACAAATTACTCCACTGTTTACACTTTTAACAATATAATATTCTTCTGTGTTATCAATAACATACTTTTGAGTAAAGTTATTTTCTTTCCAAAAGACTTCAGCCCTTGCTGAAACTGGTCTAAAATAATGTGTACCATCATTGGCACTTGAGCAAATAAAATCACCTATCATTATTTTGACCACGCTTTCTTTTGATAATCTTTAATTGAGTTCCACTCATCACTTGCCCAATTAGAGATACCATTACTTGTATCTTTTACAAAATTACTTACATTTTCTGGTGTTTGCTTTACAAAGTTCACCGTGTTACCAGGTAAGTTCTTTAAATCTTCTTTTGATTTTGATAAATCTATTTTACTTTGATTAAAACCTTGTTTTTGAAACTCAACTGTTTCACACCAGTTTTTTTCTAACCAAGATGTTTTACTTTCACAAACATCATAATTAACTTTATCTTTACCAGGATTTCTGTTGTCTGAATCCATACTTCCTTCTGACTTAGCAACTGCCGTAGTCATTAGTGTAATAATAGTTAAAAACATCATTACTCTCATATTATATTTTCCTTCCCATTGTTTTAAAATCAGATACATCTACAAGTTGGTAGTTACCTTTATTGTATGCAATACTGATTGTTTTTCCAGCAGGCAACTGTGGTTTTAACATTTCTTTTTTAACACAGGCTCCTGGTATTCTATCACTAGTAGGTATAGAATATCTTACAGTTAAATCTGGTAAGTCAAAACCTTTAAATGAATTTTTAATTTTACCAGATTCCATATTTACTTTAACACCAAGTGACTTAATCCACTTTAAATGTCTTTTTTTTATTTGTTTTAGTTTTTCTTTCTTAGTTAAGAACATTAACAACTTCTTGCTCAATCACTTCTATTTTTTTAGTTTGTTTTTTATCTAGTTCTTCCCAAAATGAATTTTCAAGTTCTTCTTGTTTCATTTTTTGATCATAAGTCATATTAAAAATTGACATATAAAAAGAGTCTCTAGGATTTGAAGTTTGATAAGTTTTTAATAGATTATCAAAGTTAACATCAATTTCTGAATAGTATTCAGGGTGTTTATTTTTTAGTTCGATATGATCAATTAAAAATTTAATTCTATTTGTGTAGATGTCTGTCTCTTTTTCATCTAAAGTAGTTTTTTTAGATAAAGATATATCTTTGTTTTTTGCGTCATCAAATTCTTTAAATAAAAGTTCTTTGTTATACTTAAACGACATAATGTACTCTCCTTTTTTTGTTAGTTTATCTTTATATTATACACGGTATTTTTTTATTTGTCAACCCCTTAAAAAGCGTTATTTTACTCACTTTATTACCGCTTAGCGACACGCTAGCAGGTTAAATTAATAAAATACAACAACTACTTACTACCCTTTTTTAATAGTTTTTCAACTTTAGATTGTATATCATTTATCAATGAACCTAACACTAAACATATGTAGAGGTACATTTCTTTGTAATTACTAAGCACTAATGCTGTTATTAAAATTAAGATAATTAAAATAAACATTTCCATATTACTTACCTAACTTTCTTTCCCACTCTAAATTGATTGATGTATCTACATCTGATTCTTCTTTTGCAGATAAAGCATTTTCATCAGCGTAATCATCTATTTTTACATAACCATCAATTATAGCTTCTTCGCCATAATTATCTGTATCATAAACAACTTTACCAATGTACTCTACGGTATCACTGTCTTTATAATCAGCGTCTACCATATAAGTTTCAACACCATCTTTAGTTTCAGTAATGTCATCACCTATAGCTGCGTGATTTATACCACAATCATTAAGTAGTTTATCTGCTTCGTCTTTATCTTTTGCTAATACTTCTTGTTCAATAACAAGTGTATAATAAGTTTTTTTTCTATAAAGGTTTTTACCTTCGTCTTTCTGTGTGTATGTTATGTTTGTGTCTATCATATTTTAGTCTCCTTATATTATTTTACTTTTTTCTTCTTAAAAATTGAAAAGAATTTTTATCAGTCTTATTTTCTATTTGTTTTACATAATCTTGGTCTTCACTACTCATTAGTAAAACTACATAGTGAATTGCTTTTAATAAATCTTTTCTATTTTTACCGTCTTTTTTTCCATATCTACATAGATACTTGATTGCATTAGCTTGACAGAAGTCTTTGTCAATACCAATTTGCCTTAACATATCTTGTACTTGGAAACCATCTTTTGTTGTAGAATAGTGTTGACTATATGTTCCTTCAATGTATTCTTTTACTTCATTTAATATTTCATCTTCTCTATATTTCATTAGTTTGCCTTTCTATAAATTTTTATTTTATATTCTTCTACAATTTTTGGATTGAAATCGTATTTAAAAAATTGTCTTGTATTCCATAACTGACCATAGTCAGTAAATAATGAATTATCACCACTAGCAACAGCACCAAAGGCATCTTCATAAGTTTTGTAATATTCTTTATCTGATAAAATTCTAACAACTGTATTATCTACAAAGTTCGTTGCGTCTTCTTTAAAGTTTTTATCACAATAGTTTTTAATTTTATTTTTATACATCATTAAAGTAGATACTAAATTAGCTGGTACATTTCTAAATATAGTACTATAGATAAAAAAGAATTCATCTGATCTGTCTTCAGAATCTTGGTATTCTCTACCGTAAACTAAATGATATTTCATTTTTTTATTTTTCATAATTATTAGTCACCAAATTTAAGTAAGTAAGCCATTTCATCAAAGTCTATACTATTTGTAATAAGACCTATATTTTCAATGTTTTCTAATTTATTAGCAGCGTCATCTAAAGTCATTTCGTTATTAACTAACTTGTCTTTAATGTCATCTACTTGTTTTTCAACTTGTACTGTAGCGTATTCTTTTATTTTCATAGTGTTTTCTCCTTTATTAATCATATACTATTAATATACAGGGTTAAAACCTATTTGTCAATAGTTAATTTATGTTGATTTTACTAGGGTTTTTAACTATAAAAAAGAACAAAACAAGAACATTTAACTATTTCCAGTTATTTTTGACCCATTCTTGATTCGAATCGTGTGGATTTGGACTACCGTGGAAAACACAAACCTTGGCTTTTGGATGCAATTCAAAGGTCCATTTACTTTGATGAAACCTTTTACCCTCTCTATCGTACCATTTATATGATTGTGTCCACGAATCAGGAAATGAGATAGTGTCTTTATGTTTCTTAATTAAATCTGTTATTATGTTTTGATCACCAGTGTGTTTTTTAAAATCAGTTCGTCTTTTTGTATATTCTTCCCATATCAATTTAGTTGTAGTTGTATTATTAAACTTCATTATACTGGAATTAAATTGACCACTACTTGGGTTAAAATCATTCATACCTACAAAATTATGGTCTTTTCCACAAGTAAAAAAACAATCAATGTTTTTAACTATCACAACATCTAAATCCATATACAAAGTATTACCTACTAAATTACTTTCAGGACTAAACAATTGTAATTTATTAAACCAACCCTCAAAGTCGTGGTGTTTAAATTTTCTAAACTCTATTTGATGACCAGGTAATGTTCTTTTTAATCTTCTTTGAATAATCGTACTATCAGTAAAACAAATAAATTTATGTGTAACTGTTGTGTGACGTTGTACCATATTGTATAACTTTTCAACATATTCTATTTTGTATTTGTCCCCATAATAGACACAAGCAAAATTCATTTTACGAATATTGGTACTTTAATACTTCGTATGCAGTACCATTCCCTATTTCATCTAAAGTAAATTGATGTTCTACAACAAACTTTAACCATTCATCTACAGTTTTTCTTCCAGGTCTAAATGGTTTCTCAATAAATTTTGGTGACCTTGAAGCAATTGGAGCAACTACATTTTTACCAGCACAAATAACTGGTACTCTATTTAAGATTGCGTCTATTGCAGATAAACTCATATTTGTAACTAAACAATGGCAGTCTTTTAAATCATCTTTTATATCTGTATTCCACCATTCATTACCTGGTCTAGGTTTGTTTCTAAATCTTATTTCTCTATTTGTATATTTCTTTAGTTCTTCTGTAACAGCATAAACCCATTCTTCTTGCGTACAACCATTAGTATGATAGGTAACTGTTTGAGATGATGGTGCAACAAGTATATGTTTTGTTTCTCCTGTATACCAACCTTTAAATTCTACATCTAATCCTTTATGTTCAAGTTGATTTAACCTTTGACCATTACCAACTTTTCCTTTAGTGGAGTGAATACGACCTTTACATATTCTAAAATAAGTTTTATCTTTATCGTGTATTTTAGGAATAGGATAACGTGTGATTTGTTCTGTAATATATCCTACATCTATATACCACCATTCTTCTCCTCGTTCTCCTACTTCTTTAATATCTTTTATATTACTACCACCTAATCCCCAAAAAAAATGTACAGGTTTCCCCTCATCTTTCCAACCCTTTTCTATGTATGGCCAGATTTGATGTGATAAACAATCACCCCAGGATAATTTGTGTGTTATAATCATTTGTTCTTTAACCTATTCCAAGCATAACCATTTTCTATCTCACTCATTAAATATTGATTTGATAGTAAACTATCTATCCAATCTTCTCTATGTGTAGGATAATACGGTGTTTCTATTTTATCTAAATTAAAAGTTGATACAGGTGCGCCCATAGAATATATCTCACAAAAACTAGGTACACCATATAATATTGCATCCACACAAGCTGATGATTGACAAGTTACAACAGCCCAAGCATTTTTTAAATCTTCTTCATAACTTGTTTTACTATCTTTTGTTCTAAAACGTATAGGTCTTTTTGTATTTCTTTTTAATCTTTCTTCTGTTTTACTTTCCCAATCTTTTAATCCATACCATTTCTTTACGTATTCAGATGGTGCTAATACTAAAACATAATCGCCATCTGTTTTCCATTTCTTTATATCAATATACTTTTTAAACTTTTTTAATCTTTCTCTATCGTTGTCATCTAATTCATCTATAACATTTAACATTAAAGCGTTTTTAGTAATACGATATATTCTATCTCCAAAGATTTTATTAATACCGTGTTTTTGTTCTTTAAAATAATATGCGTGGTCAAAATGATAATAGGTATGATTAACTGCGTTACACTGTTTTATTAAATCTCCTGTCCCTCTTAATATACCAAAGACTACAATAGGTTTTTCTTT